AAAACAATCAGTGTTATGGACTGTGTATCACACAATCCTAGCAGTGGAGTTATTAATAATAATTATAATAGAGGGAGTAGAGTTACTAAGATGAGTTTATTTAAGAAGAGAGCATACTACAAACCATTTGATTACGAATGGGCATTTCAATCATACGACATGCAACAGAAGATGCACTGGCTACCAAGTGAAGTACCACTGCATGAAGATGTAAGAGATTGGAATGAAAGATTAAGTGCGGAAGAGAAAAATTTAATAGGACAGATATTAAAATTCTTTACACAAGGAGATGTTGATATAGCACAAGCCTATTTAGATAAGTATATCCCACAGTTTAAATCACCTGAAATAAGAATGATGTTATCTGCAATAGCTTCTAGTGAAGCAAACCATGCACATAGTTATTCTTTATTAAATGATACTATTGGCTTACCTGATAAAGAATACAAAGCATTTCAAGAGTACAAAGAAATGTCGGATAAACATGAGTATCTATTTACATCTAAAGGTAAAGGACTTGAAGGACTAGCTAGAGAGATAGCTTGTTTCTCTGCATTTGGTGAAGGCTTACAGTTGTTTGCATCATTTGTTATGCTTCTTAACTTCCAAAGATATGGACGTATGAAGGGTATGTGTCAGATAGTAACTTGGTCTATCCGAGATGAGACACACCACGTTGAAAGCATGATTAAATTGTTTCATCAAATCATAAAAGAAAACCCAAATATTTGGACAGAAAAATTTAAAGCAAGTATCTATCAAACAGCTAGAGACATGGTTGACCTTGAAGATAAGTTTATTGATTTAGCATTTTCTATGGGTGGTATCAGAGGATTAAAAGCTGATGAAGTTAAAGAGTATATTAGATACATAGCAGATAGAAGACTACTTCAGTTATCTTTAAAACCTAATTATGGTGTCAAAGAGAACCCATTAGCGTGGTTAGATTGGGTATTAAATGGCGTAGAACATGCTAATTTCTTTGAGAATAGAGCTACAGAATATAACAAAGGTACTGTCACAGGTAATCTTTGGGACTAACCTTACACTTTTAGATGAAAAACGTAATGGAAGATTTAGTTCTGCCTGAAAATGTTAATGACTTTATTGAGTTGTTAAACAAAGTTTACCCTGAAAAATCACCTGATTTAAAAGATGATACTAAAACTATTTATTTTAAAGCAGGTCAAAGGGACGTAGTTAATTTTATCAACACACTTAAAGAGAGGGATAAATAATATGTGCATGTCAAGAAAAGCTCCTGCCGCACCTGTTCAGCCAGTTGCTCCAACACCAGTTAGAGCAGACCAAGAACAAGATTTAGCACCAGAATTAGTAAAAGCTAATGAGGCAGATTTAGACATCAAAAAGAAGAAAGTTAAAAAATCTGGTACAACAGCTTTAAATACTTCTTCAGGTTTGAACATAGCTACTAACACTACAGTCTAATTAGATGGAATACGCAGGTAGTTTACAGAAAGCTCATACAGCTAAAGAACGATATCTTAAACTACAACAAGACAGAGAACACTATTTAGATAGAGCAGAAGAGTGTAGTGAATTAACTATCCCATCACTTATTAAACCTGAAGGTTTTACATCTTCAGATGATTTATACAATCCATTCCAATCAGTTGGTGCAAGAGGTGTCAACAATCTAGCAAGTAAACTTCTTTTATTATTGCTTCCCCCTAACTCCCCATTTTTTAGATTATCAATTACAGGTGACGCTAAAAAAGAATTAGAAGAAAATAAAGACATGAAGACTGACATAGAGAAGTCTTTGTCTGTAATAGAAAAAGAAGTGTCAGGTAAAATTGAACAACTAGCATTAAGAGTTTCAGTATTTGAAGCATTAAAACATCTGATTGTAGGCGGTAATGTATTAACTTACTTACCTAAAAAAGGTAGCATGAGAGTGTTTCCTTTATCACAGTATGTAGTTAGAAGAGATGCGTCAGGTAATGTATTAGAAATAGTTATTTGTGAGAAAGCTAGTATTTTATCTTTAGGTCAAGAAGTATCAGAACAAGTTATTTCTGACCCAGATTATAAGTCTGATGAAGACATAGAATTATATACACATATTTACAAATTAAATGACAATGAGTTTTATGTTTGCCAAGAAGTAAACGGAATTAAAATACCTTCTAGTGTCGGTACATTTAAAAAAGAAAGAATGCCTTACCAAGCATTAAGAATGGTTAGAGTTGACAATGAAGATTACGGCAGAGGATATGTTGAAGAATTTATTGGTGACTTAAAATCATTAGAAGGATTATCACAAGCACTTGTAGAGAGTGCGGCGGCATCATCTAAAATAGTATTCATGGTTAGACCTAACTCTGTTACTAGAAAAAAAGATTTAGCTATGACTAGAAATGGTGACATCATTACTGGTACGGCTGATGATGTGTCTGTACTACAAGCACAGAAACAATATGATTTACAAGTAGTAGAAAGAAGTATTGCTAAACTAGAAGAAAG